TGGCTGGTAAAAAGCTAACTCCTAGTCAGATGAAACTTGCCGCTATGTCGGGAAATAAGAAGAAGATTACTAGAGGCGATGTCATTACCGCTGCTAAAAAAAATAGTCCTGATAATGTGGGTAGGTCTACCCTTAAGAAACCAGCAGCAAATAACCCTAATATGAAGTAGCGTCAACACAAACAAAAAGTTTAGCCCACCAATGGTGGGTTTTTCTTTTACTCTTATAAAGTAGGTATTCGTGCGAATACTTACCTACTTACGTAGCCTGCCCCCCTGAAAAGGATTTTGCCATGTCATCTTATAATAAACCCTGGTGGGAAAAGATGACCGAGCTTTCGACTGCTGCTGAAAAAGAAGAGTTTCTTAAAGGCATTGGTGGAGCTAAGCCAAATAGTGGCTCTGGCATTCTATACGCAATTATTGCGGGGTACATTGGCGGAAGAATCTCTCAACGTAGGCCCAAATAAAGATGATTTCGAGAGTAAAGCAAGCACTTCAAAAGTCTACAGGTGACACAGCAATAAGCCTGACTAACAAACTACGTCAATCTGCTTTGGAGCATGGATGGGATAAGACTGTAGTATCTAACATGCATGTCCTTCATGATAACGGTAGTTTTAACGTGCATGTACACCCTGAATACAAAGACAAAGCTTTTGTGCATGAGTATGGCAACGAATCTACCAGACCTACTGCAGTTATTAGAAAGTTCAGTAATCAAAAGGGCGTAATACACGCAGAACTTTTAAACCACATAGCTAAAAACTATCGAGGTGTTTAATGACCTTTTTACTATCAGAAGATGAAGCACTGCGTTCTTGGTTAGACGGTATGACTGTTGTTGACCAAAAAGCTGATGGTACCGTGGCCTCGGCTCGTCAAGTGGGAGTATGGTTCGGGCAACCTGATCAGGAAATTAGAGACCAAAGGTACCCTTACATCACTATAGACATGGTGGACATAGCTCGGGATTCCGAACGTGAGATGCGAGGAAAAGTAACTCCAGAGTACCTAGCTCCTGCTGACCTAGCGGAGAACAAAGGGTGGGAAATTGACTTACCAATTCCCGTAAACATTGACTATCAAATAACCTCCTACTGCCGTCATCCAAGACATGACAGGCAACTTCTTGCTGAAGTTCTTTCTGCAAGAATCCCTTTTAGATTTGGGCAGCTAAGCCTAAATGATGGAACACTTCGTCGTTTAGAACTTGTATCTGTTACAAAAAGAGACAACATTTCGGAACAAGGAAAAAGGCTATTTACTAATGTGTTTACAGTAAGAGTAGCAAGCGAAGTAGTTCAAACTACATTGACTGAACTGTACAAGGTAACTAGCGTAAACAACACTTTAACTACGAACTATGACATATCGCAAAACTTGGTCTACATTAAATAATTTCAATTAAGGAGAAAAAATGACTTATGGTCGTCCTGGAGTCTACATCAATGAGACTCTGCTTACCGCCCCTATTGCCAGTTCTGGAGCAGCTAATGCTGCTGGCGCTGCACTCGGAGTGTTTTCACAAGGTCCAACTGCTCTAACTTTAGTCACCTCATGGTATGACTTTGTAAAGAAGTTTGGTGGATTTAGCGTCACATACCCTGCAACTTTTGGTGTAAACCAATTTTTTGCAAATGGTGGAACTGAACTATACGTAAAGCGTATTGTAAGTGCCACTACTCTCAACGGAACTAAAGCCAGCGTAGGACTTCCAAAGTCCACAGGCGTAGGGGCAATAGTTGGGACTGTAACTTCAAAAATTGTTGGGTCTGCAGGAAACAGCCTGCGAGTACGCATTTACCAGCAAAGTGGTAGTAGCCTTTACAACTTTAGCGTTTACCAAGAGTCCGTGCCAGCGGGTACAGACGTAGATGCAACGACTGACGTTCTACTAGAGTCTTACGATAACCTAGTATTTAACGATGTTTCATCTGTAGACTACGCCGCAACAGTAGTTAACATGTTGTCAGCAACAGTGACCATGACCCTAACTGGTACCGATACTCCTGCGACTCAGGCACTCACGGCTGTCTTGCCGTTAAGTGGAGCTGCAGCCACAGATGCAACAGTCCTTGCCACAGACTACACTGCTGCTCTTGCAATCGACGGAACTTCAGAACTAGACAATGTATCTCGCCCTCTTGTACTTTTTGCTCCTGAACTTTACCGAAAGTTCTACATAGATAACTCCAACACTGACGCTACTGCAAAAACAAGTTTGGGCACTGTTCAAGACCAGATGATTACTTGGGCCAACTCTGGCTCTGGGTTTGCAGTGTTGGACACTGCTCCTGGGCTTACTACTAATGCCGCTATTGACTACGCTACGACTAAGACAGCCTCAAGTCAGGCAGCAGTTTACTACCCTAATGTGTACATTAGCGACCCAGTGAGCACTAGACGTGGAGCGCTACGTTTGGTGGGACCAGCAGGTGCAGTGGCAGGTCTTTACTTAGCTACTGATAAGCTGAAGGGCCCATTCAAGGCTCCTGCAGGTATCAACACGCAAGTTACCACAGCCGTTTCTTTGGAGCGCTCTTTCACCTCAGCTGACTTGGACTCATTGAACAACGGTACTTATGGAGCTACCGTTGGCAAGCCTGTAAACGCTGTAAGAAATGTTCCAGGCTCAGGCGTGGTAGTTATGGGTGCCCGTACGTTGAAGCAAGATGGTACTGCTAACCGCTACGTAAGCATGCGTCGTTCGCTAATTTACATCAAAAAGCGTATTGAAAATGCCACTGCTTTTGCGGTATTCCAAAACAACGATTACAAATTGTGGGCACAGATTAACACCGCTCTTACAGTATTTTTAAATGAATACCGTAATCAGGGCGGATTAACAGGAGCAACTCCTGCCCAGTCTTTCTACGTAAAGGTAGATGGAGAGAACAACACTTCTACAACAATTGCTACTGGCGTAGTAAACATTGAAGTTGGAGTGGCTTTGCAATACCCTGCGGAATTCGTAGTCATCAACCTAAGCCAAATTACTGGTAATTAACTCAAAAGGAAGATAGAAAATGCCAACTATCCTAAATAACCGTTCCACAATAGCTACTGACCCAATCAGAAACTTTAGGTTTCTGGTTTCGTTTACCCCCCACAACTCTACGGGGAACACTGCTGTTAACGCTTTAAACACTATTAACTTTGGGTTTACGTCGGTATCTGGTCTAGCTACCACTACTGACAGTATTCCTTATCGTGAAGGAAGCTACAACACTACCGTTCACCAAATTCCTGGACAAACTTCTTTTGCTCCAATCACTCTTTCTCGTGGAATGATGATTGGAACTGGGCAGAATTGGAACTGGATGAAAATGCTGTTTCAGACTGTACAGGCTTCGACAACTCGAACTGTAGTAGAGGATTTCCGTTGCGATGTTGAGATTCAGGTGTTAGCTCACCCAATCGCCTCAGGAATCACCACCCCTTCTGCATCTAGCGGTTCTCAAGATGACTTTGTAGTTCAGCGGTTTAAGGTGTACAACGCTTGGATTAGCTCAATTGCTTACTCGGACCTAAACGCTGGTGACAACGCTATTTTCGTAGAACAAATTAGCATGGTTCATGAAGGATTTGAAATGACTGTAGCGTCAACTTTGACAACAGCAGCCAAACAAATAGCTTAACTCTCATCTACATAAGGAACATAAAATGAATGACCAAGTAATAAACGCAGCACAAAATCCGAACTTAACAAACCAATTAATAGCTGATGTTCTAAAAGAACCTGTAGTTGAAATTGAACCAGCTAGTTTAACCGTACCAACAAACGTTGAAGTGGAGCTTCCTGGAGGATTTGTAACATTCTCTGGGAGCTTGCTTCAAACGGCCACTGTAAAAGAATTGACGGGTAAGGACGAAGAGTTTATTGCGCGTACACAGAACTTTAGCAAAGTCTACTCCTCAGTTTTGCAACGAGGAGTTGTAACTATTGGGGATGACCCCGCTACTTTAGACGTGTTAAATGGACTATTGCTTGGAGATAGAGACGCATTACTCCTTGGAATTTACAGAGCAACTTACGGAAATACTGCTACTCTTCAAGCATTTTGCAGTAGTTGCGAAAATGTAGAGGAAGTAGAGTTGGACCTTCTAAAAGACATTAAAACTAAGCCTTTGATTAACCCTATAGAAGATAGGGTATTTGAGGTTGAGGGAAGAACTAAAAAGTTTGTAGCAACGTTACCTACAGGCGGTACTGAAAATAAACTTTTGGATAGCTCTGGAAACATTTCAGAGAAGATCACCGTGCTGTTGGAACAGACTGTGTTGACCATCAATGGGCAGAGAGTAGTATCCCGTTCTCAAATTCAAGACTAATAGCATGACCAATATTGAGCTCGGATAGCTCGGCAATAGCAGCAACTGGCATTACATTGCCTTCGTGCAAACCATGACCTGCATTAACTCGCAAGCCAATGCTTTTTCCAAACTGGGCTGCTTTTCTGATCCGCTCCAGCTCTTGAGTCTGCTGATCTCCTGAGAGATCAGCGTAGCGCCCGGTATGTAACTCCACTACCGTTGCGCCAACATCTTTAGCAGCTTGGATTTGCTTATCTTCTGGATCAATAAAGAGGGATACCCTAATACCAGCAGCTTTCAATTGTGTGGTGGCCGCTTTGACCACTTCAAAGTGACCGACGACATCCAGACCACCCTCAGTAGTGACCTCTTCACGCTTTTCTGGAACAAGGCAAACATCGTGCGGCCGAACCCGACAAGCGATATCAATCATCTCGGGAGTAACGGCGCACTCTAGGTTCATACGCGTCTGAATCAAAGGGCGAAGCGCCATTAAATCTGCATCTTTAATATGGCGACGATCCTCACGCAAATGCAAGGTAATTAAATCAGCACCCGCCTCTTCAGCTAAACGTGCAGCCTTCAAAGGATCGGGATAAACCGTGCCACGTGCATTACGTAAAGTAGCAACGTGTTCGATATTAATACCTAGCTCAGGGATATTGGGGTTACTCATATTTGTAGGTTACTAGATTTTCTTTAGATCTATCAAAATCTGACGGGTAGTCAGCACTTGATCTTGCAGGTGCAAGCCCAA